AAATCAGGAAGACACATTTACCGAAACATTAATAAAGGCGTATACAGACCTAGAAGCAACTGGTAACGGCTACCTCGAAATTGGTAGAACTACAGGCGGAGACATTGGTTATATTGGCCATATACCAGCAAAAACTATGCGTGTAAGAAGACTTAGAGATGGATTTATGCAATTGCTTTATGGAAAAGCTGTATTCTTTAGAAACTTTGGAGATACAGAAACTATTAATCCAATTGGCGATTCAGAGGATAGACCAAACGAAATCATTCATTTAAAGAAATATACCCCAATGAATAATTACTACGGTATTCCAGATATTGTAGCAGCCCAGATGTCACTTGCGGGAAATGAATTTGCTGGCAGATACAACCTTGACTACTTTGAAAACAAAGCGGTACCAAGATATATTATTACAGTTAAGGGAGCAAAGCTTTCTCCAGAGTCAGAAAGAAAATTGCTTGAATTCTTCCAGGTTGGATTAAAGGGTAAAAACCACAGATCACTATATATTCCTCTACCAGCCGACACTCAAGACAATAAAGTTGAATTTAAAATGGAACCAGTTGAAGCTGGTGCCCAAGAGTCTTCATTTAATATTTATAGGCAGTCAAATAGAGATGAAATTCTATTGGCACACAGAGTCCCAATTAATAAAATTGGTGTTCCAGAAGGCGTATCTTTGGCAAACGCTAGAGATGCAGATAAAACATTTAAAGAGCAGGTTTGCCGTCCAGCTCAAATGAGACTTGAAAAAAGAATTAATTCAATAATTGAAGAAAAGACAGATGCATTAAAAATTAAATTCGAAGAGTTGACCTTGACTGACGAAGATACCCAGTCTCAAATAGACGAAAGATATTTAAGAATGCAGGTAATTACTCCTAATGAAGTTAGAATTAGAAAAGGAATGATTCCTGTTGACGGCGGAGACGAAATGGTTGAATTAAAGCCACAGCAAGCAGCTGATCAAAAGGCAACTGCTGGGAAAACTAGGGCTAGGGATTCAGAAAGATCTGCCGCATCTTCCGATAAAGTTGGAGAAGGCAGAAATGCAAAGGGTGACGGAAAAAGGGTTGACTAACCCTAATCAACTGCTATTTGCTTTATAGTAGATAAACCATTAAAATTAAGCATATGAACATTGAAAAGTCACAGTGGTCGACCAATGGCCAAAACATTCATTTGTCTGTCCCATTCACAAAAGTGAATAGGGAGACAAGAACTGTTTCTGGATTTGCTACATTAGACAACGTAGACCAAACAGGTGACGTTGTAACAGCAGAAGCAAGCATGAAAGCATTTGAAAGTTTTAGAGGCAATCTTAGAGAGATGCATCAACCATTAGCTGTAGGCAAAGTAGTTTCTTTTAAACCAGAAACATATTACGATCAAAAGTCAAAAGAATTTTATAATGGAGTTTATGTAACATCATATATCTCTAAGGGCGCACAAGATACATGGGAGAAAGTTCTTGACGGAACACTTTCAGGTTTTTCAATTGGCGGAAAAATTAAAGAGTCAGATAATGAAATGAATAAGGCAACAGGAGAAACTGTAAGATTTATTAAAGATTATGATTTAATTGAATTATCAATTGTTGATTCTCCAGCAAACGAAATGTGTAATATTATTTCAATAGAGAAAATGAACGGCCAACTTGTATTTAAAGGTATGGCAGCAGATGTAGTTACAGAAAATATTTTTTATTGCGAAGAAAGCGATTCTGTTTTTATCTCAACAGACAAAACGTATTCTTCTCCAGTTACTGGAAAAGAAGCTACGCTAATTGGATGGGTCGAAAGCTCAGACATAAACAAATCAAAAGAGATAGATAAGATTCTTGCTTCATTTAAGAAGTCAAGAGTTCCGTTACCTGGAATACAAACAATAGCAAAACAGGTTAACGTACAAGGAGGTAATGAAGTGGAAAAACTAAACGCAACAGCTGAAGATTCAACAGTAGTAACTGTAGAAACAGCAATCGTTGAAGAGACCGTAGTGGCATCTGATGCCCCTGCAGTCGAAGATGCACCAAACACTGATAACTCAGTGGAAGATGCAGACTCTGCTTCTGTAAATGTCTTTAAGTCAGTTGATGCTCCTCAAGCAGAAGCTGCAGTTGAAGAACCTGATTTTGCAAAAATGTTAGTAGACCTAAAGGGATTCTTTGCAGATACTCTTAGCAAGGCTACAGAGGCAAATGCAGTACAGGTTTCAGAAATCAAAGAAACTGTAGAGACTTTTAGCAAGAGCGTAAATGCTCAAATTACAGAGTTAGCAGAAAAGCACAGTGCACTTAGTGCCGCTGTCACAGAAATAAAGGGCACCATTGATGGTGTTCAAAAGCGTGTAGATGCCGTAGAAGGCGATACAGCAATCAAGAAGTCCTCAGACCTTGGCGGGTCTGTTGCACCAGCAGTAAACAAATCAAAATGGAACGGTTCTTTCCTCGGTTCCGTAAACGAAATATTTAACTAGGGTAGGTGAAATAAAAATGAGTAATGAAACATTAGAAAAGGCAATCGCAGCAGGCACAACAGCCACCGCTGGTTTTGCATCAACAACTGGAGGAGCAGGAGTACACACAGCGTCTGAAAACGGCAACGGTGGTCTTCTTAATCCAGAACAATCAGCTCGCTTCCTAGACTATATGTTCGACGCAACCGTTATCGGTAAGGTCGCACGTACAGTTCGAATGAAGTCAGACACAACAGAAATTGATCGTATGTCAGTAGGAGAAAAGCTTGTTAAGCTTGCAACCGAAGGAGATAATACAGCCGCTAACTCAGCTGTAACTTTCTCAAAGATCTCTTTAACAACAAAGAAGCTACGCATGGACTGGGAGCTTTCAACAGAATCACTAGAAGATAACATCGAGGGTGCAGATCTAGAAGATCACATTGCACGTTTGATGGCGACACAAGCAGGAAATGACATCGAAGATGTTATTCTTAACGGTGACGAATCTCTAACAACCGATGCTCTTTACAAATCATTTAATGGTGTTGTAAAGAAAGCTAAGACCTCTGGTCGTGTAGTAGATGCAGCGGGTGTGGGAATTTCTCGTGCTGTATTCAACTCAGCGCTTAAGGCTCTTCCACGTAAGTACAAGCAACGTCGTACAGACCTTCGCTTCCTTGCAGGATCAAACTTGATCCAAGATTACTTATACTCTAACTCACAGAACATCCAGAACGTTACTCCACAAGATATTGCCTCTGGCATTATCCGTGGTGATGTTCCTGTTCTAGGAGGTCCTGCAGGATATGTAGCTCCATACGCATTTGGTATTCCAATCGTTGAAGTTCCACTTCTTCCAGAGACACAAACTGGTACATACGCAAGCCCATCAGGATCACACGGAGATGTCCACTTGACATTCCCTAACAACGTGGTAATTGGTGTAAAGCGTGACGTAACAGTTTACCGCTTCTTCTGGCCACGTAAGGACTCAATTGAGTACACAATGTATACTCGTGTTGGCGTTCAAATCGAGCAAGCAGACGCTTGGGTAGTTGTAAAGAACGTTAAGATCGCTTCCTAATTAGGAATTAATCTAAGAGAAGCCCCCAATTAATTTTGGGGGCTTTTCATTTTAATTATACAATGCTATAATGGTTTTACCTAGAAAAAGGAGTAATAAATGTCTTTTGACACATTAAAGGTCGGAGAGCTAAAAGCAATTGCAGAAGATTTCGCAGTTGAAACAGAAGGACTTAAGAATAAGCAAGACATAATTGCAGCACTATCAGAAGAGGGTGTTACATACGAAGTGTATACTAAATCCTCCCAGTATTTGATCCAAAGGCAGAGCGTACAGAAGATACTGTACTAGTTAGAATGACAAGAGCAAACTTTAGGTATGATATTTTGGGACACACGTTCACACAAGAACACCCATTTGTAGCAATGCATAAAGATTCTGCTCAAGAAATTTTTGATATAGAGGAGGGGTTTCGTTTAGCCACACCAAAAGAAGTACAGGATTATTACGGCTAACCTTAACAACACAAAATGGAAATTATAGTAGGAACAAATGCTCCAGTAAAGCAAAGAGTCTTTTGGAAAGGCGGCATATCTAGAGCAGATTCACTTCCAACAGTTAAGTTTTATGACATAACTGAAGACCCAGCAGTTGCTCCATCTATTAATCCATTAACTCTTTTACACACACAAACAGCAGAAGAAGTAGACACAGACTTTGGGGTATACAGCGTATACCCACCATTGACTCTTACAAACAGACCTAGATCATTAAAACTAATATGGGAATATCGGGTTGATGGACAGTTAGTAACAAAAGAGCATAAAATTTTTGTTGTAACTCCATACGCAGATTTAACTCAGGCAGCAGATGCATTAGGGTTTGGATTTGATCAATCTGACCCAAACTATAAAACATTTGCTGACTTGGTTGCTGCAGAGCGATATGCTAGAAAGTTAATTGAAAATTATACTGGACAGCAGTTCCATTTATATGATGATGTAAATATTGTTTATTCAACTGGTGCAGATGTTTTACCATTGCCTCAAAAGATTAACCAATTACACGAACTTTATTTAAATGACATGCTTTTGGTTGACACTATTAACAACATTAATAATTTAAATATGCCAGTTTCGGTATCTGAAAGTGGATTTGGGCTAAGAGTTGATAGATCAAACGCTTTAGACAATGTGGTATATTACGCAAACGGAATGATTCCTCCAAGCATTAATGATAGCGGAAGAGGTATATTTGTAAACGGCGGAACATACAGAGTTGCTGGTAGATATGGTTGGCAAAATGTACCAGACGAAGTAGAGCTTGCCTGTATTGAATTAATGAGAGACTTTTTTTCTAAAGATAAAGAGTGGCGCAATAAATACATAAAGAGCATACAGACATTTGACTGGCAGTTCCA